ATAGTTAAGGGAAAGGAAATTTACCACCAAGCGTAGTAGGCTATTTCGTAGCCTTCTCTAATAGACTCTAATCCTGCTTCAACAAAATCTAATACTTCTTTTAATCTGTTCGGGTCTTCGGATGAATCGGTCCCAAAGAAGAATCCTTTTGTTTTTGGAAGATGATAGTTTTTAGTATCTATTCCAAGTTGAATTAGGTCGTCTTCTGTTAATTCAATAGGAATTGAATTGAAGTTTGATTTTTCGTTTCCTTTTTGTTTTGTGCCTACGAATGGTCTTCCTTTAGCAATCCAAAGGTTTTCCATCCAACCGTGAAGAGCATTATGTTTACGCCAATAGGCTATTTGCTCTGCGTTTTCTGTCCCTTTTTTTCTTAAGCCGTATTGGTCTAAACCCATATCACAAAACAAAAACAAAATACCCTAGTTTTTGGTTTAAGTAGGCCGGACGCAATCATGATAGTCCCCCCCGTTGGGCTGGTGGTTGTGCGCGGGGTTGGCGTGTGCGTTGTGTTGCCGGTTGTGCGCGGGGTTCCCGGGGGTCCGGGGGTGTCCCCCGGGGCGGTGAGCCGACGGAGCTTGCGGAGGAGCGAGACGGACTACTGGCGACGGTAGTCGCCTATTTTCGATAGCCGAAGAATATAATAGAACTAAGGTAAACTTCATCAGCTATAACACTTAACAACAAAAAAAACCCCCCTCCAGCTAACTGGAGGAGGGTGTTATGTAGTTATGTAGTTTGTTACTCTACTCGGTCAGGATACCACGTTCTACCTCCTTTGAGGAGGGATTCGTAGTTGCTCTCGTAGAGGTCCCAGTCTGCGATATGACACCCAGCGTCTATGTCCCTAACCAAAGGAGGTTGAACCATATGGTCGGCGGTGATAGTATGGAGTCCGTCAGTCCATTCGAGGAGGTTTTCCAGCCGCTCGCAGTCAGAAATTTCTTGGGCGCTTTCGGTATATGCGTCACCAAATTCCTCGAAGTCTGAGAAAGAGACAACAGGATGAAACTCCTGCGTCTCAGACTGGACTTCATTGGGTGGCCTCCAGTGCCAAGGTCGCTTGGTAGGAGGGTCCGTTTTCCAGAGGGGCAATTGCTCTGGGCGATAGCCTGTCTGGAGGTCGTCTATTGCCACCATACTGAACACGTCAGGTGACTCCATTTCCCTTACGGGACCTACGGAATCTTTCCAGTCGTCTACGACTACTTGAATCAGAGACTCTCTTGAAGCCTTATAGGCTTCTGGAGAGAATGAGCTGCGGTAGTGATAGTCAACATAGGCTGCTGCCATCTGGAAGATTGTCTTCTCCGCAGGCTTGCGGAGTTTTCCTTCCTCCCAGAAGGGATTATCTTCTGGGAGCCAAGTGACAGGGTCACTGGGTACCCCGGCGTACGTTTCCGAACGCTGAGGAGCGGAGAGCGCCGCTAAGGACGCTCTCCGCTGTGTGTCGGAAATCTTAATTTCCATTAGTCGATGGTTTCGAGGAATTCGTAAATGGTCTTCGCTTCAAAGCGTTGAACCTTACCCTTCGCGTCTCTCTTTTCTCTCGCTGGCCATCTGTCGATGCCATACAAGAAGTGGTCGCCCGACTTCACTTTGGTGAAGCCAACGATGGGGTTGTCCTTGTACATGGCCATCGTGAAGAACAACGAATTCTCCTTGTCTATGGCCTTGATAGTGACGGTCGTGTCGTTAGATTCGACGCGAACTGCACGAGCGGTTCCCATAGTCCGAGGCTCGGACTGGGCTGTCTTTGTGTCTTGGTTGTTTTCCATGATACTGAGTGGGGCATTTTTTCGTGCCCTCAAAACCTTGAAGGGGCACAAAAAATGCCCGCGCAGTGTCTTGGAAAACCAAGACTACAAACCCAGCCCGGACCGTGCCTCTGACTTTGGGTGCCGATGGTGCATAGTTCCGTAATATTTCGTCACTTCCGGCGCTAGCATGGCCATCGGCTAGGAGAATGTTGTTCTCACGTTGGCCTTGTATAAGGGCGTTCACAGCGTTCAGGCTTTCACCAAGTGATAGTCGGTCGGCAACGAAGTGTATGGCATGACTCCAGCCAGCGAGAGGGAAGAGAGACGGGGAGGTGTGAGAGGCTTTGAGGCCGAGACCATACGCATTCATCGAGACCGTCGAGTAATCAGGCAAATTCTGATTTCCGTCATACAGTGGTGAGGTAGGTTGCGCTCTATGCTCTGTTGCGATGATAGTGTGTGCGCTCAAGGTGTCTGCGTAGTTCGTCTCTGTAGTAGGGGACCTTACTCGTGCCTTCTCTTGGAACCAGAAAGAGAAGCCCGTGTGAGCTGAGAACCTCTGGGGTATATTTATCTGGGTCCCACGATATGGCTTCGTAGGGCCACTTATTAAGCGCTCCTTTACGCTTAGGCTTTAGCGTAGACTTGATTACACGCCAGAATGAGCCTGTTTCGACGTCAGCTTCAATTTTCATATCACAACAAAAACAAACAACACTAGAGATGATAGTGAGTCTTGTAGGCTCATCTAGGCGTGCGCCAGCGTAGCGTTCGCTGGTGTTGGCGAAGGACGTGCAAGTAGTCTGAAGAAAAAACAGAGCGGGTGAGTTGAGCCACCTAAGCGGAGCGCAGGTATGGCGGAAACACCCGCTGGCATTTTTCGAGGACTACCCCAGCCGCCGAGTAGGCGCTGACCAGCAGCCGCCGAGTAGGCGCTGCGTTCGCTGTGCGAGCCCGAAGAAAACAGGGGGCCTGCCTTTTGCCCCGGCATTTCTTTGGGGACCGCGAGCGCGGAGCGAACGAACGTAGCGACTGATTCTGCGACCTTTCTGGCGAACGTCGCGAGACCAACGCGAGAGTTTTCTAGCGAGCTTGCGAGCGTTAAGGAAAACTGTGAGCGAACGTAGTGGTTGGCCGAGGGACTTGAGACAGAACAGCGAACGTAGTGAGCGGGAGCAGAGAAGGGAGCGGAGTGATAGTGAGCGGAGCTTATTGCTCGCGAGTAGCGAGCACCAGCAGCCGCCGGGTAGGCGCTGCGCCAGTCTTGCAGGTTGAACTTGTTGCGAGCCTCTAGGTGTTACTTGAG